GCGAAGAAATGGAGATTTTACCTGTAGTAGTTCACGGGTTTCGAAACTACAAAAAGGAAAACCCAATAAAGTCGGAGTTAATAGTAACCCGAATGAACGAATACCTAAACACGAAAGGTTATAAAACTAAAATGAATGGTCCGCGTTTACGTAAAATGGTTAACTATATACGTACAAATGGAATCATTCCTTTAATAGCTACGTCTAACGGATATTTTACAAGCGATTGCAAGGAAACTATCCAAGAGCAAATACAAAGCCTTCAGGAACGAGCAAACAGCATAGAACGATGTGCTGCTGGATTAAGAAAATTTTTATAATTTTTTTGATTTCATTGTTATATTAAAAAGAATAGTTATATTTGTCAAACAATTAAAATTTATATTATGAAAAAGTTATTAGAAATTCAGGCAGAATTAAAATGTCCAAAAGGAAGTTTAAACAAGTTTGGTAATTACAAGTATCGTAGTGCTGAACAAATTTTAGAATCGGCAAAACCTATCTTAGTAAAACACGGAGCAACATTAATCCTTAGTGATAGTATTGAACAAGTAGGTAACAAGCTATTTTTAAAAGCAACAGCAACTTTAAAAACCGATGACGGCATAGCAGAAGTTTTAGGATGGGCAGAGCTTGGTGAACACAAAGGAATGTCAAGCGAACAATGCACGGGTACTGCTTCAAGTTACGCTCGTAAATACGCTTTAAATGGTTTATTTTTAATTGATGAAACAGAAAGCGATCCTGATTCAAAAGATAACAAAAAGGAAGAATCTAAAAACACGGAAGCAAAAAAGCCTACAATACAAGGTGAACGATTTTTAAAAGCAGTAGAAGCTATCCGTAACGGTGAATTTACAGCCGAAGAGCTACAAGCGAAGTTCGAATTAAATGAAGTTCAACAAAAAGCATTGTTACTTATATGAAAACAAATGAAGAAATTATAAAAGAATTATACTGTAATGTTTTATTGAAATCAATGAACGGAGCAAGTATAGAAAGAGCTATTAAAGATGCTGAATTATCTGTTAAAAGTTTTACAGAATTTTTTATTCCTAAAGACATTGTATCTTCATTTGAAAGCCAAGCTATTAAAATTTGGAACCCTTCGCAAGAAGAGGATGTTTTAAATGGGTTAATTAATTTAAGAAAATATAGGTTTAAAGGTTGTGATTATGAATATTCAGCTAAAAAAATCCCATCATTAGATTTAGGTGGTTTTCCTTATTGGTTAGTAATTAATGATGAAGGAACTTTGCAAATAGAACCTAATAACCCAAATTAAAAAATTTTAAATTATGAAACAGACAGGAGTAAAATATTTGGTTGAAACAATAAAATATTATATGTCACTTGAAATAAGTCTTGATACAATATTAGTTACAAGAACTATTGAACAAGCTGAAAAAATGGAACAGGAACACATAATTAATGCTTTTAATGAGGGAAACGAATCAGATTGGAGTAATGAAGCTGGGGATGGTGGAGAACAATACTACAATGAAACCTTTAAATCAGAATAGAATGAAAATACGTTGCTCACAAATAGGAAAATTAATGACTTCCCCTAAAACAAAAGGGGAGGTTTTATCGAAAACCACAAAAACCTACATTCAAGAACTTGCAATCGAACATAAATACGGAATTCGTAAAGAGTTTTGGAGCAGGTACACGGACAAAGGTAACGAGGTTGAGGACGAAGGAATCGAATTGGTTAACGATGTGTTGAACTTAGGCTTTATTTACAAGAATGAAGAGAATTTAACCAACGATTATTTAACAGGAACGCCAGACGTAAACACGAACGAAGTTCTTTTAGATGTAAAATGCAGTTGGGATGCTACAACGTTTCCGTTTTTTGAAACAGAGTGTCCAAATAAAGATTATTACTATCAACTTCAGGGATATATGTGGTTAACAGGAAAAGACGAAGCATTACTTTGTTATTGCCTTGTAAATACACCTTTTCAGATAGTAGAAGACGAAGTTAGGCGTGAACATTGGAAACAAAACTTAATAGATGAAAGTTTAGATGTAAGAGACTTTGTGCAGAAGAAGCATAACTTTGACCACATACCAAAAGAAAAGCGCGTAAAAGTCTTTAAAATAGCAAAAGACGAAGAAATAATCGAAAAGATTAAACAACGAGTAGAAGAATGCAGAGAGTATTATAATAATTTAATAGAAAACTTATGAAACAAACAGCAGTAGAATGGTTAATATCTCAAATATTAGCCGCTTCAATTAACAAAGAAACTGAAGAAATGCATATTACATTACCTAAAGGTGTATTTGAACAAGCCAAAGCAATGGAAAAGGAGCAGATAAGAAAATCTTATTTAGCCGATGCTTATAATAGTCAATATGGATTTGAACAATACTACAACGAAACCTTTAAATCAGAATAAGATGAAAGAACTAAAAGAAATGGCATATTACATTAACGTAACAAGAGAAGACCAATTAGTACAAATCAAAGCGTTACAACGAAATAAACTTTGGTACGAAGTAATTAGGCAACACGACAAAAACACTATATCAGAATTTTGTTGCAGTCAAGAAAGATTTAAGAACCTTTATATAGAAAAAAGATGAGTAAAACAAGCGTAAGAAGTAAAATCGAAGTCTTAAAACAATGGCTTCAAGTTATAAATCCAATAAAATATATTAAGTAAATGGAAAAGAAAGACAATTCAGGAGTGTTATTCACTAACAACAAGCGAGAAAAGGAAACGCACCCGCATTACAATGGCAAAGCTACAATTAACGGAACTGAATATTATGTTTCAAGTTGGGTTAAGGAAGGTAAAACTGGAAAGTTTCTAAGTTTAAGTTTTAAACCAGTGCAAGAACAAACGCAAAGTGGAAAACCTAACTACGGTAATAAAGATTTTGACGATTTTTTAGGTAGTCTATGAAGCAAGAAGCAAAAGTTTTAAGCAAAGCAAATGAACTAACGAGGTTAATGGTTTCTAATTACATACAAAAACACGAATTAAGTTTAAACGCTTTTTCTAAGTTAGTAGCAGTAAGACAACCAAATCTTCATAAGTTTATGAATGGCAAAAGCCTATCGAGTAAAACGATTGAAAAGTTAGGTGAGTTCTTCAGTAAATAAATATTAAGGCGGAACGTAAAAAATTCCGTCTTTTTTTTGTTAGTGTTATATTAATTAATATATTTGTAGACGTTAAACAATTAAAAATTAGAAATTATGAAAGATTTATCAAGAGATTGCAGCGAGTGTTTAGGTTGGGGTAAAATAACAATAGACCACAACGATACAGATATTCCGTATTTACAAGATATAGTTGACTACGAGTGTATGTCGTGTACTGGAACGGGGGAAGAATTAGACCCCGAACTAATCAAAGAACGCATAGACGAAGTTAACGATATGATTGAAGGTATGGAAACACGAATGAGATTACATTCTGATTTCATAATGAAGTTAAAGAAAGGAATGTTGCACGAATTAGCAGAAAAATACGTTTATAGATTAGATATTTGCGCACGTGGATTAGGGCGTTTAATTAATTATAGAAAAAAATTAAATAACTTAGTCGAAAATTAAGACTATGAGTTTAATACTGATTGTGGCAGTTGCTTGGTGGTTTGTTAACTTCGAACCCTTGCAGCTGCTTTTTGATTATATATTTAATCAAATTAAAGTAAGTCATTTATCTAATTACATTCATTCTTCTTTAGGGTGTTGGAAATGTTGGAGTTTTTGGACAACTTTAATTTACACAGGTAGCTTTAAATTAGCTTGTTTAGGTGCGTTAATTGCTTTTATTTTAGATATATGTTTGAACAAGCTGAACACGAAGTAGTAAATGAAATAAACGCTTCACAAGACGTTGTTAAATATTCAAAAGTTAGTTTGAATAAGTTAAAAAAGATTAAAGAACTTAAAACGGGTAAAAAGGAAAATGAATGTTTTTGTTCAAACGTCCGTAGGCGTGTATGGTTCAAGGATTTTATGCAATGGTTTGAAAGCAATTCTTGACAAATACGTAAACACGAACTATTCCGAGATTCGAAAATACACTAACTATTTTTTGGTGCGAATGAATAGCACTATTACGGCAGATGTAGTAATCAATAATAGTTATGTTTACTTAGTAGAATTAAACCCCGACTTAAAAACGGAAAACGAAGTCAAAAGTTATCTACTAAACACTATCAAAAAACAAATTCTTTGGAATACTTCGCAATCTAACAAAGACGAATCAATCACGGCTATCGAATACACGAACAACGAAACAAACGATGATAGCGATTTAATATATAAGATAGAGCAGGAACGAAAATATCAGTTATATAAATCTTGTATTGAGATTTACAGAAACACGATTGAAGACAGGATTAAGTTAATTATATTTGAAGCATATTACGATAAAGGTTACACTACGGCACGGGCAATGGGCAAATATTTTAACCTTCCGTATGTAACTGCACATTACTGGATAAGAGAAATAAAAGAAGATTTAAAACGAATAAAACTTGAAAATGAAAATTAAAGACGAATTTAAAGGAAAAGTGATAGTAAAATACGATAGTGTATTAGGACAAAAACGAATTGAAGTAAATAAGTTAGACCCAAAAAGATTTAGTTACTATCAATCAATCGGATTAGGTTACTTGTTTGAACCCGAACCAATCAATTACACGGGTATTGAACAAGAAGAAACTATTTCCGAAATAGAAAGTGTTGAAGAAAAGCCATCTGAATGAGCATTGTGCTAACGAGTGATTACTATATCGTATTTATGAATCCATCCAAACATAAACGCGAATGGAATACACTTAGATTAATAATGAAAGTAGCTGAAATAAACTATTGTATATTTATAGACTACAAGATTTATTCTTTAGAAATACACGCAGTAACAAAAGAAGATTTTAAAACCTATCAATATAATTCTAACTAAAACACGAATGAAACCTAAACTAATAGAAACACCCGAAAAGCTATATTCACTATTTGAAGAATATAAAGAATACCTAAAGACGAATCCAAGAACAATTGATAAAGCACTACAAAGTGGTAAGATAGCTAAAGAAACATTAAGAGTTCCATTAACAATGGATGGTTTCGAAATATTTGGATTTCAAAAAGGGTTTACAATTGAACATTATTTTAGAAATAGTAATGATTCGTATGGGGAATATTGCGGTATCTGCTCTATAATAAAGAAAGAAATACGCGCAGACCAAATCGAAGGTGGTATGGTTGGACAATACAATCCTTCAATCACGCAGCGTTTAAACAACCTTACTGAAAAGACTGACATTACAACCGATGGTAAAGGAATCAATGAAATCAAGGTTAATATTATAAAACCAAGTGACACAAATGTAAACTAATTATAAAGCACTATATAGGGTAAGTATAACCAAAACGTGAAAAATGTGTGCAAATGGAGTTAAATAGTACAATTATCTTTGAAAAGAACTTTAACGCGCTTCAAAATAATGGAGTGCGTTTTGTCATTAATGAAGGTGGTTCACGTTCAAGTAAGACTTATTCGCTTTGCCAATTACTAATCGTTTATAGTTTACAAAACCCGAACAAGGTAGTTTCGATAATTAGAAAAACTTTTCCTGCGTTACGTGCTACGGTAATGCGTGACTTCTTCGAAATACTCAAAGACTTAGAAATCTATTCACAGGAACGCCATAACAAGTCAGAACATATCTACACGTTTGAAAATGGTTCGATAGTTGAATTCTTTTCTGTAGATGACGAACAAAAGATTCGTGGACGTAAAAGGGATGTCGCTTGGTGTAATGAAGCGAATGAACTTTATTACGATGACTTTACGCAATTGAATATGCGTACTGAGTTTAAATTGATATTTGATTATAACCCGTCTGAAAGTTCAAGTTGGTTATATGAGTTACCAAAAGACGAAAGCACGTTAATTAAATCTACTTACAAAGACAATCCGTTTTTACCTGAAAGCATTAAAAAACAAATCGAAGATTTAAAACGAACCGATGAATCACTTTATCAAATTTATGCACTTGGTGAAAAAGCGATTAGCAAATCTAATATTTACTCGAACTGGCATTTCTTGAATCATAGACCTTCAAAGTTCGTTAACTACGTTTACGGATTAGACTTCGGATATAATCACCCTACTGCATTGGTTCGGGTTTATTGGGTTGACAATGACATCTTCATAGAAAAGGTAATTTACGAAAGCTATTTAACTACAACGAACTTAATCGACAAGATGAATCAGTTAGGAGTAGAAAAAAGCGTAACGATATTAGCCGACTATTCACGCCCCGAAATAATAGCAGAAATGAATAACGCAGGGTTTGACGTTCAAAACGCGAATAAGGTAGTTAAAAAAGGAATAGATAACATTAAAACGTTCGGTGTATTTTGTGAAGATTCAAAAGAAATTAAAAAGGAATACGATAACTACAAATGGAAAAAGGTAGGCGATATAATCACGGATGAACCTATCAAATTATTTGACGATGCTATGGATGCAATTCGTTACGCAGTTACTCATATTAGACAAGAATATTACACTGACGATAGTTACTTCGCCTTCTAAACATAAACACGAAAAAACTTAATATTGTTATGGCATATCGAGAAAGACAAAAGATTAGTCAAATGACCCCTAAAGGGTCTGATTTAGAAGCTACGGATTTAGTAGAAGTTAGCGTTTTACAAAGTGGTTCTTACGTAACAAAATCAATCACGGGTCAAGAAATAATAAACGCTACGGGTGGTGGTGGTTCGGGTTATGTTCCATACACTGGCGCAAATCAAAATGTAGATTTAGGAGAATACGAATTAAAAGCAGGTCAATTAACTTTAGATGTTTCACCAACGGGAACGGCTGCAGTAGGAACGACACGATGGAATGACACGATTGGGAGTTCTGAAACAACTTTAAAAGGTGGTTCGGTAATTCTTAAAAATGGTGTTGATTTAGTTGCTCGTGTGGTTAACAAGGTCACTCCGAATGCTACATTAACAAAAGCTAATTATACTGCGGTTCGTGTTTCGGGCGCACAGGGTCAAAGATTAGCCGTTGCATACGCACAAGCTAATAATGATAATAATTCAGCCGACACGATAGGATTAGTAACTGAAACAATTGCAACGAATCAAGAAGGTTTCATAATCACGGTTGGACAAATCGAAGACATAAATACAACGGGAAGTTTACAAAGCGAAACTTGGGCAGATGGTGACGTTCTTTATTTATCTTCTACGGTAGCGGGAGCAATTACAAACATTAAACCAACTGCAGCAACCGCACACATCGTAATAATCGGGTACGTTGAATACGCACACGCGGTACACGGAAAAATCTATGTTAAGATAATGAACGGGTGGGAGTTAGACGAACTTCATAATGTTTATATTGACCCTGCGACATTAGCTAATAATGATGCGCTTGTTTATGAAAGTGCAACACAACTATGGAAAAATAAAGTTGTTACAAGTAGTTTAGCAGTAGGAACAAGTCCGATAAGTTCAGGAACAATTGGACGCGTATTATTTCAAGGTGCGGGTAATGTATTGCAACAAGATTCAAATTTATTTTGGGACAATACAAATAAAAGACTTGGAATAGGTGCAACACCTTCAACAAGTGTTCCATTGGATGTAAGGTCA